ACGCGTGATTTGGTAGAAAAAGAAACAACCATAATTGAGTTGCGCCATGAAGGTTATGTGTGGCGTGAGATAGCAGTTATGGTGGACATGAGCGTTGCTGGTGTTGCTAAGGCATACAAGCGCGCTTTAACGCGTCACCCGCATGCCACGATAGATGAACACCGTGAACTGGAATTAGATCGTTTAGATAATTTACAGCGTACTTACTGGCAACCTGCGGTGGCTGGCAATTTAAGAGCGGCAGATTTTGTTCTACGCGTAATTGATAAGCGCGCAAAATTACTGGGATTAGATGCACCATTGAAGGTACAAGCAGAGGTGGTTACTTATGACGGATCAGACCTGGACAGAGAAGTTGAACGAGTCGCAAGAATTATTGAAGCCTCAACAGTTGGAGACATTGCAACCATCACAGAACTCACGGATCAAGGCGAGCCGTTGGGTATGGAAGAACAAACTAGCGCGGAAGGAACAACTACCGCCTGAAGGTGACTGGAACATTTGGCTTGCAATGGCAGGCCGTGGATTTGGCAAAACAAGATTAGGCGCTGAAGAAATAGCCTGGCAAGCAATCGTTCAACCCGCTACCAGGTGGGCAGTAGTTGCCCCTACATTCTCAGATGCTAGAGATACATGTGCTGAAGGTGAGTCAGGCATTGTTGCAGTGCTACAGCGCTATCAAATGCTTCAGAATTACAACCGTTCTATTGGTGAGATCCTGCTCAAGAACGGAAGCCGCATAAAGTTATTTAGCGCAGACAATCCTGAGCGTTTCCGTGGCCCACAGCATCATGGCGCTTGGTGTGATGAATTAGGCGCATGGCGCTATCAAGATGCCTGGGATCAATTGCAGTTTGGCCTACGCCTGGGAAAGAAGCCGCGGGTCATTGTTACCACCACACCGCGCTCTACGGCGCTTATACGCATGCTTGCAGGCCGTACAGATGGCTCAGTAGTTATTACCAGGGGATCAACATTTGATAACGCTAAAAACCTAGCCCCTAGCGCATTGATGGAGTTACAAGCCCGCTACAACGGCACAAGATTGGGAAGGCAAGAACTTTATGGAGAAATCCTTGATGATGTTGAAGGCGCGTTATGGACTAGAGGTTTAATTGACCGCACACGCATCACAACAGCCCCCACTATGGCCCGCATTGTTGTAAGCGTAGATCCTGCCGTAACTAACTCAGAGAAGTCAGATGAAACAGGAATTGTTGTTGTTGGATCTACTTCAGACGGTCAGGGTTATGTACTGGGAGATTACTCATTTAGAGGATCACCGTTGCAGTGGGCTACAAAGGCAGTAGAACTATTTGACTCATACAAGGCAGATGCAGTTTTGGTTGAAGTAAACCAGGGCGGTGACATGGTGGGCGCAGTGTTGAAGCAAGTACGGCCTACCTTGCCAATCAGAGAAGTGCGAGCGCATGTGGGTAAGAAACTACGCGCTGAACCTGTAGCGGCTATGTATGAGCAGGGGCGTATTCACCACATTGGGGAGTTTGCAGAGTTAGAAGATCAGATGTGTACCTGGACAGTAGATGAACCCAACTCACCTGACCGCATTGATGCAATGGTGCAGGGCTTTAGTGATCTATTAGGAAAAGTTACAGTCAGTAATTACTTTAATGCAATTGCTAACCATTGCCCTAAGTGTGGGTTGCCAATGCCTAAATCATTTACACATTGTTCTGCATGTAGAACCGCTATGATTGACCCAAATTCTGAGGTGTCACAGGGAGCGTAATGGCTGACAATTACAACACAATAATTGATCAAGGCTCTGACTGGTTTCGCAATTTCTTGTACACACAGCCTGCAACAATTACAAATGCAGTAGGCAACGGCACAACTGTTACATACACCGCAGAAAACGGATTTAGTGCAGGGCAGACTGTTTACATTGAAGGCATCATGCCTAGCCAATACAACTTAGGCAATGTAACAATTGCTTCACGCACCTCAACACAATTTACAGTTACTAATTCTGCTACGGGCTTGTACATTCAAGGTGGAGACGCATTAAGCGCAGTGGACATTACTGGTTACACAGCAACAATGCAGTTGCGCTCTTTACCCAATGATCCAATTGCAGTTTTAACACTTACACAGGCAAGCGGCATTACAATTGATGGGCCTAGCGGAACTCTTGCAGTACGAGCAACAGCGGCACAAACGGCGGCAATAATTGCAGGCCCGTATTATTATGATTTAGAGATAACATCACCTACTGGTGTGAAAACACGGCTTGTTCAGGGTGAATTAAATGTAAATGCAGAGGTGACAAGATGACATACAACCCAAATAACTTTTTAAACAATCCAAACCCTGTTGGAACTCCCAATGTCATTGTTGTAACACCTGGCCCTATGGGGCAACAAGGCGCTCAGGGTATTCAAGGTATTTCAGGTAACTTCTCTGCTCAAGGTACGCAAGGTACACAGGGTTTACAAGGTGGCGGCTTTAATCAGGCACAAGGAACACAGGGCTTAGAAGGCCCACAAGGATTAACTGGTGTTCAAGGTACAAATGGTTTGCAAGGTGTACAAGGCGCACAAGGCACAACAGGTATTCAAGGCCAAACTGGTATTCAAGGATCATTTGGTGTTCAAGGAATTAACGGAACACAAGGCACATCAGGAGCGCAGGGAGTTGAAGGCGTACAGGGTGCAACAGGAACACAGGGTTTAGTTGGCGTACAAGGAACTAATGGCGCGCAAGGTATTACAGGAACACAAGGAGCAACTGGTACACAGGGCTTGCTTGGTATTCAAGGTTCTATTGGCGCGCAAGGCACAACTGGTATTGATGGTGTTCAAGGCGCAACAGGAACTCAGGGCGTAACAGGAATTCAAGGCACTACAGGAACTCAGGGTGTGCAGGGCTTACTAGGTAATGTTGGAACACCTGGAACACAAGGAACAATAGGATCGCAAGGTTTAACTGGTGTGCAAGGTGCTATTGGTGATACTGGTTCACAAGGCACAACAGGAGCGCAAGGTGTTCAAGGTATTACTGGCACACAAGGTTTAACGGGTGCGCAAGGTACACAAGGAATTCAGGGCCATGACGGAACACAGGGAACTGTTGGATCACAAGGAATTACTGGCGCACAAGGAACGATAGGCGCTCAAGGAATTGATGGAACACAGGGTTTAACAGGTGTTCAAGGATCAACGGGTGCGCAAGGTTTAACTGGTTTACAAGGTGTTACAGGCTCTCAAGGACTTGATGGAATTCAAGGAACTGTTGGAGCGCAAGGAACTCAAGGCGTACAGGGAATTACTGGTAGCCAGGGTGTTCAGGGCTTAGATGGTATTCAAGGTGTGCAAGGTAATACTGGTGCAAGCGGTACATCATCATCTATTTTTGAGTATGAAGCAGATACTAACTCACAAGCACCCGCACCTACCGCTGGTTACATTAGGTGGAATAACGCTACACAAATTTCTGCAACAAACATTTACATTTCTCACTTAACAGATTTAAATGTGGACATTGATTTTCTATTAGCAAACATTAAAGATAATGACATTTTCTTCATTCAAGATAGAACTGACTCTAACAATTATCAAGAATGGGAAGTAAACGGCACACCTACATTTGTTACTAACAGTTATTTCACTTTTCCTGTAACGCTTATTGCATCAGGTGGAACAGGTACAACAAACTTTGCTAATAATGATCAAATTTCTCTTATTACTCAAAGCGTTGGTGTTCAAGGAGTTACTGGTGCGCAAGGCACGACAGGCGCGCAGGGAACTCAGGGCTTGCAGGGTGTTCAGGGAACTGAAGGTTTACAGGGAACAACTGGAACTCAAGGACTTGTTGGCGCTCAAGGTACAACTGGCGCACAAGGCATTGAAGGCTTGCAGGGTACTCAAGGAGTTCAAGGTGTAACTGGTTCTCAAGGACAAACTGGATCACAGGGCTTAGACGGTATTCAGGGAACTGTTGGCGCACAAGGTTTGACTGGATCTCAAGGTATTACTGGCACACAGGGAGCAGTAGGTGCGCAGGGCTTAGAAGGTTTGCAAGGAACTCAGGGAACTGAAGGATTGCAAGGAGTCACGGGTAGCCAGGGAACACAAGGAACGCAAGGCACACAAGGAACTCAAGGACTTGAGGGTTTGCAAGGTGTTACTGGATCTCAAGGTACTGATGGATTAAATGGTTCTCAAGGAACAACTGGTACTCAAGGTACAACTGGCACTCAGGGTATTACT